CGATAAAATGATTATATTGAATTACGAAACTAAGAAAGTTCTCAAAACTAAAATCGGTCAACCTTTACAATATACGGAAACAAGCCTTTTCGGAAACGAGTACGTTGAGACCGGAAAGCTAGTAGGCTGCAATCGTCCGCACCTTACCGGTTACAAGCGCGAGTTTTTCGCCGCCGTTACGTTGGTCGACGGTAAAATCGCTAAGGTATCCTAACGATGAAAAATACTAAAGATTGGATATTGGAAGCGGCAACGCGCGATGAAAAGATTGAGTTGATTCGACGCGCTTTGAAAAGACTTGAACAAGGACTCAACATGCGAGTGCAATTCGATATTATAACCTTCACTATAGTTAACATGAAAAACGATTATGAAAAAAACCAATAAAACGATTTCAAAACGATTCGATCTACTAGCAATAGGAGGAGACCCCAAAACGCGCAAAGGACAAAAACAAGGTTGGCTAACTGCTATTCTCTACTTGGTTCCCGCCGGTCTATACGGCACTAAAAATCTTTGTGCATGGTACGGAGCTTGCGCGAAGGTGTGCTTGTTCAACCAAGGGCGTGGAAAGATGTCCAACGTCATTAAAGGTCGACTACGCAAAACAAAGCTATTGGAAGAAGATGAAACCAAGTTTGTCGACACTATCAAGTCCGATATCGCAAAGGCTATTAAGTGGACTGAGAAACAAGGTTACAAGCTTGCGGTCAGATTAAACGGAACATCCGACGTTCAATATGAAAAGTATGATATTCATTCAACGTTCCCTACGATTCCTTTTTACGATTATACAAAAGGTTCCCATAGAATTGACAAATGGTTGGCGAGTACTCTCGAAGAAAACTACCACTTGACCTTTAGTCGCGACGAACAAAACGGAAAAGAGGCAAAGCGATTGGCGAGAAAAGGCGCAAACGTTGCGGCAGTCTTTCGATCGGAACTACCGGAACAATGGCAAGGGCGAGACGTGATCAACGGCGATAAGAATGACCTTAGGTTCCTTGACCGTAAAGGCTCCGTCGTCGGACTGCTTGCAAAAGGTTCCGCAAAGAATGACAACTTAGGCTTTGTCCTTAACTAAATTAACTATGAACGATAAAACAAACAAACCTTGCGATGGGTTCGACCTGGTCAAGACGTCAAAAGTCAAAGCGCTGTTACTTGCGCCGATACTAGCCTTGTCCGGTTGGATAGTTCTAATCTACCTAATAGCAAAACGATGAAAACAATAAAAGCTATTAACGATGGCGAGAATCTTGTTTCCTTTGTCGACGGTAAAATAACGATCTACGGAAGCTTCTACACAAACTACGGAATAGCCTACGAAACCGGCAAACAACGTATCGGCATGGATAACAGCTATGGACTAACTAAGCGCGTTGTCATTTGGCTAACTAAGTGCGTTGACGATTGGCGCTTGTAGCTCGTTCACAACCTAACCTTTAAAGCCCGTCCTTGGCACGTTCAAGGCGGGCTTTCTTGCGTCCGGTGGGCAAGGCTAGGCAATACGATTGCAACGCGCTTGAAGGTGTAGCTATGACGATTGGCAAGGCAAGTGATCAAGGCAACGGTCAAGGCGATTGCATAGCGTAGGCAAGGCATAACGAAAAAACGATAGTAAGCACAAAGACGGGTAGAACCTTTCAAAGCGAATCAAACGCGCTCCTATGCCTGTCTTTCAGCTTGCAAACCGTAGCACTATGGATGCTTTAACCTTCGTGCGTCCAGTAAACAAGCGATGTTCATTGATCTTGTGACCTGACCGGTGTCCCCACGTTGAAAAAAGCGACCCATGCCGGGGGTAATTCGCTCGCCCCGTATATAGCGTTACCCTTCCACTAATTTCCGTCTAAACTATTTGATTACTCCGCCGTAAATCCCCACGACGAGGCGTCGTTATCATCGTCGTCTACGTCCGCGTCGGGATCTTCTATGAAACACACGCCGTCGGTCATCAGGTCGAGTTTAACGAACTCCATGACGCCTATGATGGTTTGGTGGTTGAGGTCGAACTCGTTCCGATAACGGTTGATGACGTGCATGAAGTCGTAGGTGAGGGCGTCCGTCTGTTGGTGGTAGTCCATGTAACCTAAGTTGTAACTTGATTGCTTGATAAGCAAGTACGAACGGAATTTCATCGCTTAATCAACGTACGCTTAACAGCCACTGTCTATCAATACACTTAAATTTAGGGGTTGACGTATGAAAATATCGGTTATACTACTCCTCTTAGGAGTCCCCGTTATAGCGACGCTTGAAACGCACTACGGATCTTAACCGATCAAACAGCGATATACTGTTACAACAAACCGCATCCTTATCCATTTACTACATCTAAGCGGCTAAACCCTTAATCGACGTTCGCTCTTACCGTCTACTGTTTTAACCCCTCAGTAGCTTCGCTCCTTCGGCGTGCCGTTACGGTCAGCGAGCGACGCTTAAGCGTAGGGATTACATCCATAAAGTTTGTTTTACTTTAGATCCCCCAACGGTAGCCGTTATAAACGACTCCAGTTCATCTCTTAAAGCGTCCGTCTTTCGTTCATCTATCTTGACGTCTGCGTCTTGAGCCATTTGTTCCACCCAATAAGCGACGGCTATAGCGAGGGCGTCCAAGCGGTCATCCTGCATAAGCGACCCTTTATCCTTGGTTATCCTGCTTAATTGATAGAACAGCATGTAACGGGTTTGTTGTTCTATGGGGTACGCAAGAGCGGACCTGTAGTCATCCTTGATGACGGAGGGGTCGAAGATAAGCTTATGGCGATTCATCACCGGTTCCAGCGTATCTATTATACGTCGTTCCTTTTGTTTACTGTGCCGTACTTCTTCAATGCTTACAGGATGAACGTTCCTTAACAGGGGTTTGAACAACTCCGTGAACATACCGTCTCCCATATTGGATTCGACTATAACCTTATTGACGTCGTAACGAGCCGCTATCATGGCTAGTTCCTTTAAAGTGTTATCGGAGTAACCGCCCTTTAGGCCGTTACAAGCGGGAACGAACAGTTGTCCGTTGAGCATCTTTACAACTGCATAAGAGGTTTCGTCTCTTCCGCGTCCACTAGGGTCGATGCTCAACACGGAACCGGTGTACGGAATAAGTTCACCCACCGACATCGGTCTGAAGAATCGGTCGCCATTGAACCCGACGTTGGGAATGGTGTTATCCACTACGTAGTCTGGACTGCTGGCGTACGTTATCTTTTCGGGACCGACTTCATCGTCCACGTCGTTCACGATCAGGTCGTTGATCTTCAAAGGGTATCGGTCGGCGTCGGATAAGCGCGGGTTAAGCAGGAACTGTAGGGCGTAACCACTCCGTCCATACGACAGTTTACGTTCCTCCAGGTCGATATCGGAGAATCGTAGAGGTTCCGTGGACTTACCTACGGACTCAGGAGTCGTTTTAAGCGTTATATAGGGTGATAGACATCCATCGTACAAAGACGTAGCCTTAGACCCCTCTAGGAACTCTGAAGGCCATATACGAGCCGTGTAGCCCCTCTCTCGCAGTTTGTTGTAGATGGAGTCCTCGCATTGAGGGGTTCCCAGAAAGAGTATCTTGGAGCTATCGAGAGGCTTTATGATCGCTTCGAACTCCTTTACCTGCTCGTCGAGCTTGTCGCGTAGTCCTTGGGTGGCCGAGTTGTTCGGTACTTCTATGTCGTCAGCTACCACCACGTCGGCGCGGCTACCCGTCAACTGGGACGTTATGCCCAGCGACTTGACGGACGGCGCGTGAGCGGGCGGTGCGGAGCCTACGTCGAACGATACCTTTGAGAAGCGTTGACCGTCCCGTGGCTTGAGTCCCGCTAATATCGGTAACTCGTTGATGATGCGTAAAGTGAATGTGGAGAAGTCGTCCGAGCGGTTCTTACTGGCCGATACGACCAATATGTTCTTGGTGGGGTCTAACAATAGCTGATGTACTACGTAGGCGCTGCATATCCACGACTTGCCCACGCCCCGGAACGCCATGATGACGCCCCGCTTGGGACCGTGTTGCATGTAGTCCGCTATGTCGTATTGAAGGTCGGTCGGGTTGGGTAGCCCCAGGTGCTTCCAGACGACGTACAGGAAGTTACGAAAGTCCTTGAG